AAGCCCCATAAAGAGCCCTTGTGCTGCTTCAAAGAGTGCGGGAGCATTAGCAACAAAGCCGTCTACTAAACCTTGCAGGATCTGTGGAGCTGCTTCAGCAAGCTGTCCTGCAACCTCAGTAAGTGCTTGCAGGATAAAGGTGAACGCTTGCATTGCTCCTGCCATAAGGGAAGGCGCAGAAGCTACGATAACATCACAGATTGCGCCAGCTGCAGCTCCGACTGCTTCGAGTAGTCCTGGAGCGATTTGCTGCCAAGCTACGCCCATCTGTCCAAAGAGAACCTCGAAGGCATGAGCCAGTGTAGGACCTGCAGAAGCAAGACCAGATGCGACCTGTGGAAGCACTGAGCTGATTTGAGAAGCAAGTCCAGGGATGGTGTCAGCAATACCAACAATATTGCTTGCAATGTTTGCTGCTGCCTGTGTGATGTCTCCACCCATAGCAACAAAGGCTGTGCCAGCTACCGCTGCAGCAATTGAGAGCACACCAAGAACTACTGTTGCGCTGCCAAAGCCAGAAGCAAGGTTTGCAACCACGCCCATAGCCGGCTGTACCGCTCCTAGAAGCTTAGGTCCTAAGCCTGTGAGCGCAGGTCCTAAAACGCCAGTAATAGCACTACCAACGCCACCAAGCTTGGCAGCAATAGGAGCAGCGAAGGCAGAGACTGCGCTTCCAGCCTTAGAGAGAGCGGAAGTGACAGGACTCATGAATTGAGCCACATTACCGCCAACAGTTGCCAGTACGCTCTGCGCGTTTCTCGCAATGGATGTGAGGTGCAGTGTTGCGGTTGCTGCCATACTCTTGAACGTAGACTGTGCAGCAGAAACAATGGATACAAGCTTGTTCTTAATGGGGTTGTTGAGACCACTGAAAGCCTTTACAAGCTTGTCTCTAAACTCCCAAGCGTAAAGAATTGCTGTCTCCAGCTTGTCTTGGACTACCGCAGCAATCCCGCCAAAGCTTGACTTAAAGCCTGTGCTTAGACTTGCAACGGTAGAAAGCGTGCCAGGGATTATGCCCTTGATGACTGATAGACCATTTGCAACAGTGCCGGAAGCCTTGGAGAACGCTCCAAGCATCTTTCCTGCTGTCTCCATTGACTTGCCAATGACGAGAAGTGCAGGACCTGTACCCGCAAGCATTCCAATAGACTTTGCAATGGTCTGAATGTCTGAAGCTGACATCTGATTGATTGCGTTAGCTGCATTGGTTGCCATGCCAGCGAGTGCTTCCATACCACGCTCAAAGAGTGGCATAAGCGACTCAACAAGCTTCTGAATTGGGTCTGCCAGCTTAGAGAGCGCGTCTGTCATCTTCTTGTAGCTATCAGTCTGGTACATCTTCATGATGGTTGCGGTTGCTGCGTCAGAGAGATTTGAGAGCACGCCAGTAAGCGTCCTGGACTGCTTAATCATGAGCCCGCCAAAGTCACCTTGCATACCAGCTCTAATTGCTGCAATGGCTACATCAGCACTGACTGCTTTCTTGGTAACCATCTCCATTGCGCCAGCAACGTCTGTATGCAAAGCCTTTGCGAGGTACTCCCAAGCAGGAATACCAACCTCAGTAAGCTGCATCATCTCCTGTGAAGCTGCAGTACCTTTGCCGTGCATCTGACCAAGTGCGCGGGTAATAGCGTCAATGCCTTGCTGACCTGCACCTAATGCTGCAGTTGCGTTACCAACATCTGTAAGCATGGGGATGACATCGTCAGCTGCAAAGCCATAAGCGAGCATCTGCTGAGTTGCCTTGTTGAGACCTGCCATCTCAAATGGTGTGGTCTTAGCAAACTCAACTAGATCAGCAATCATCTTCTTAGCACGCTCAGGACCAAGCATGGTATTAAAAGCAATGTCTACTTGCTCAGCGTTTGCAGCGGTTTGACTTGCCCATCTGGCAGCTTTAACACCTGCAATAGCAAGAGGAGCGGTAATTGCAGCAGTGAGCACGGTACCCGCTTTAGAGAAGCCACTGCCAAGGCTTGAGATTGCCTTAGAAGTCGTATCTGTGAGCTTGGAAACCTCGCTGGCGAACTTGGAAGAGTCACCTAAAATCTCAATGACTACTTTTCCATCTGCCAAATTGACCTCCTAGAAGTTAGAAGTTACGGAGTGCCATCTCCCGTAATTCATCTTCTGTTGGAGGTAACGCCCAAACTTGGGCACGCCTAGCATGAGCACGTTCTTCTTCCTTTGTGGTGTCTCCTTCAAGCGGGCTTCTTGCAGCCACAGCTTGCCCTGTGAGCGTGTCTGGAGTGGCAAGCAGTGCCAGGTATAAATTGATGAAGGTATACCAGTGAAGTTGCGTTGATTTGCAGGTGAGGTCTATTGAGTAAACGCGCATGAAGTCGGCAGTCACAATTCCCGCGTCATAGTGCCAGTCAAAGTTCTTCTTTCTGTAGTACTGGATGCGCTTGTACTGCTCACCGTATGAGATAGTGTCAAATGCCCCTGCAACCCACTCAGACGCTGCCTGAAGAGCTTCTACTGGGTACTTCGACACTTGGTCTGGGAGTACACCTTTTTGAGCGTAAAAAAGGTTTAGTGTCCTCGCATTAGCAACAGCACTGTTCTCTGTATCCATCGTCATATAGATGAGAGAGGTCCTAAAGCCACTCTTAATGGGTACAGATACTCCCGCCACATCAACTGTGACGGGAGCACCCTTGATAACCGAGTCTAAGAACATGAATTACTCGTCCATGCTGGAGTTCTCTTGGGTAATAAGCTCAGATACCTTGGAGATAGCATCGTTGTCTGAGTAGACATCTGAAAGGATCGTGACAATCTTCATCAAGCGGTAGATGTTGAGCCTGTTAGCCTTGCCAATAAGCTCCTCTGCAGCTTCCTCACCAAGCGCAAAAGCAACGATATTGTGCGCTTCATCTGCAAGAGTTGTGAGGTTGTCCATAACCTCATCATTTGTGAGCCCTGTAAAGGATGACAGACGCTTTGCCCATGAGTTGGCTTCTACAACAAAAGTGATGTTGCCTAGATCCACATCATAGGTCTTGCCCTCAATCTTCACCTTTGCTGTTGGTGCGCCATCAAGCTTGTAATTCTTCAGTGCCATAAGTGTTCCTCTCTATGGGTTTACCTTGGCTCATATCTTGTGCCACAGGTAACGCCAACAAAAAAAAGCACCCAGCATATGCCAGGTGCTTCCCCAGAGAGGAGAGGAATGGGGACTATGTCTATGCAGCTTTGGTAAAGGCTGCAGTGTCATAGTTGAAGGTGCCGTACTCGTACTCATCGGTAATTGCGACCTTGAAGGCAATCTTAATAGGTGCAATATCAGAGCCAGAGAATGGCGAGACATTCAGCGTTGCCTTTGCGTGCTTAGCAACGAGAGCGGTCTTCTCGCAAGCCTTACCTGCCTTGAAGTCGTATCCACAAGTGCGGACATACTCAACAGGTACGTCTAGAACATCCTCATAGCTTGCAAGAATCTTCTGAATGCCACCAGGACCCATTGCGTCAACCTCAAAGCTGAAGGTGTCAGTCTTGCCCAAGTTGTACTTAGGCTGGGTCTTACGGTCAATGTAAGTTGGCTCATAGGACTTAGCTTCACGCTCCGGGTCTGCCTTAGTGGTCTCAGTAACACGGATGAAGTTAGTCTGTCCTGGGAACTTAATCCAGTGCTGAATCTCATAGATAGAGACAGGTGTGCGCTGTGTCTCTGTTGGCTGTACGACAGCTGGTGATTCTGGCATAGTACTTCCTTTCTTTAAGGGTTAAACCCTGTACTTGATTTGGGCGATAAGCTGGTAGGTTGCGACTCCATCCTCACCAACACTAAAGGGAGATGGCAGTGTGGTGACATCGTGGGCATATACAACAACGCCCTCCGGTGCACCACCGTCTTCAATGGCAGCTTGGACTTTACGCAGCATGGCAAGACCGTCAATGCGCTCCTGCTCGTCTAGTGGGCGTGTTTGCAGATATACCTCATAAGGGAACTGCTTAATACCGCCACCAGAACAATAATGAAGCACCCAAGGTTCACCCGGAGCAGCCTTGAGCATTGCTTGTGCAGCACCGGTTCCGTTGGGAAACTGACCATATTCAACAGGAATACCTGTGAGAATGTCTTTTAGCCAGTCAGTAACGCTTTGAGCGATGTCTACCATGCCCCTCCAACTTTCTCTCCAAGAACTTTTGCGAACATTTGCTGCCATGCATTACCTCTAACACCTGCGCAACGGTCATACCAATGATCACAAGCATTAGGAGCGTGCAAGGCATTCTGAAGCGTGTTGTGGTTGTGTGTTGAGTAGTACTGAATACGTGCATATTCCGCCGCTTTTCCGCCGCCCCATTCAACATAGGCAACATTGCCAGTCTGACGAGTAATGCCAGAGCCTTGGAGATTTCCTAAGTCATACGGTACATACGACTTGCAATCAGTCAGCACGTTTCCAGCGACAATGCCAAGGGCAGCTTCTACAGCGTTTGACACCTTGTCTTTGCAACGCTCAACATCAACGTCAACCACACGCATTCTCATCTGGCTTCTACCTCCACATGATGTGTCTCGTGGTGAGTGGAATAAGGGTTTACAGAGCGCACCATACGCGCGTCTGTTGCTGGCTTCTCCTCAGAGCTAATTCCACGAATAACGAAGTCACCAGCCTTGAGACCTGGGTCTCTGAAGAACCACACTTTAAGCACGTTGGCGTTCTGTGGTCCTACGGTTGAAGCGGTATTAGCGAGCTTCTCTTCAACGTGTACGCCTTGATAGATAGATCGCATGAATCCCTTATCCTGCTTGTGCCAGACGGTGACAGTATCCCAGGCAATCATCGAATACCCCTCCACAGAAGACCTGTACCAACTAAGAAGGGATATACGCAGGAGAGGTCAGAGACGCTTGCTTGAGCGTCTGTGTAAGTGTAGGACACACTACCAACGCTCTCGCTCTTAACCATTCCGCGTGTGTCTTTGCCAGCCACTCTGTCGCATAGAGCGCAGAGGGCAAGAAGCCACTTCTCGCTGTACTTCTCAGGGACCTCTTCACCAGTCATCGAGACAAGTAGTGCTTGAGCCTTGACGAGGGGAGCATCTAGCTCACCCTCGCCAAGAGAGCCTTTATACGTGTTGCGGTAGAAGTCGTATGTAAGGCTTGGGGTTGCCATTAAGCAGCCTTAGGCTTCAAGACACCAGCAGCCTTAGTTGCCTTAAGAGCAACACCACAGACGAACTCAACATCAACGCTCTTGACAGCACCTGGAGTAGTCCAGTCAGGCAGTGCAACGGTGAATGCATTATCACCCTTGAGGGTAATGCCGTGGAAGCCGTCCATGCCAAGGCAAGCAGCATAGACAGAGCCGTCAGTGATAGAGCCGTCACGGACCTCATGGATAGCAATGCCGTTGTAAGCCTTAACAACATTGCCGGCGGTCTCTTTAGACTCAGTACCAAGACCAACAACACGGAGCAGTGCGTTCAGCTTGGTGTACTGAGCTGCATTCATCATGAGCACGTCAGGGGTGCGCATGAGGTTAGAGAGCATGGTGTCAAGCTCCTCAAGGTAAGCGAGAGCAGCTTCCTTAGTGGTGACCTTGACATCAGTCTTAGAGGTCATCTCAGTAGAGGTAGTCTTCAGAGCAGCTGCAAGACCGTCAAAGCCGTTTGCATCCTTGGTAGGAGCAAAGATGCTGGCGTTGAACTTGCGAGAGACTGCATTCTTTGCTTCCTCAAGACGCATCTCGTAAAGGTCATCTGCAGCAGCCTTAGCAACGCGGTCCATCTGGAATGTAGAGCCGAGAATACCAAGGGTAGTGGTCTTCTTCTCAACGGTTGGCTCAGATGCGACTGGCTCAGAACCAAGTGCACGGAATGCAGCAGAAGATGGGGTCTTAACGCGCTTATAGCCGTAGACCAAGTCAGAGGTGCCAGAAGCATTCATGCAGTTGTCGAAGGTGAGCGCACCGAGCAGGTAGTTGTCGGTGACAAGCTCATTGATAAAGCCCTGTGTGAGCTTATCGCCAGAATTGGTTGCAAGGTCAGCAAGAGTAATCATTTATTTTCCTAATCCTTCCTTAATGTTGCGAGCAATGCCAGAAGAGCTACCAGCGGGCTTGCCGGTAGTGTTTACGCTCTTTGGCTCAGACTGGAAGAGATAAGGCTTTGCTTCTTTCAGCTTGGCAACGTCACCCTCAAGAGCAGCAAGAGCAGCTCTACCAAGCTCCAAGTCAATGCAGCCAGCAGAAGTAAGCTTTGCTTCAACTTCTGCCTTCTCCTTAGCTTCCTGTGAGTCTTTGAGCTGCTTCTCAATGGCAGAGATACGCTCATCAGAAGAAGCCATAGACTTCTTAGATTCTGCGAGCTCTGCTTCCAGCTCTTTAATACGCTTCTCACGGTTTGCCAAGTCGCGCTCTAGCTTGTGGGTGTTTACGTTTGCGCTTGTGTCCTCGCTTGCAGCAGAGTCTTGGGAAGATGCTTCCTCTTCTGCTACTTGGTCTTGGGACTGGTTTTCCTGCGTAGAGTCCTGGGTGTCAGAGTCTTTCTTCTCCTCTGTGACCTCGTCTGGTGCAGGAGATCCATTACGATGCATAGACCAAATCCTTTCAGTCAATCGCAGGTCCTTTTCCTGCGCTGAAAGAATTGTCTGTGAGTGTTAACAGCTAAAAGAAAACCCCGCTTGTGGCGGGGTTAGGAGTTAAGCTTTATATTCTGGGTGTCGTTTGAGCCACTTCTCAAAATCTTTTGGGGCAAGAAATCCTTGAGCAATTTTCCTCAAGTCTCTTTCACCTTTGCGCTTAGCGATTCTTTCAACCCAATCATCTGGAGTTGAATGAGCCATGATAGGCGTTAAAACATATGCTTCTTGCATTCTATTCTCCAGCTGCCGTAAACGAATAGGTGTACCCATATATTTTAGCATTCTCAGAAAACCACTTATGCATCAATTCAGCCTTTTTCTTTCTTTGCATCTCATTGAGCTCGCTTTGTGGGAAACCATTAAACGGTGTCTTTCCTTCTTTCTCAGCCCAATCATAAACAATGTTAAAGGCATCTTCTTCAGCTTTAAGTTCAGCAGCCCTTGCAGCGTCATAAAACTCCATTGGCTTTGAGTCTTCTGTTCGCTCAATGTGATACGTTCCCTCATGGCAAATAGCTGTATGCGATATCAAATTTGCATGTGTTAGATGGTATATATCACCTTTTCTATCTTCTCCTGTTGAGAAAGTACCGCCATACTCATAGGGATGAGTATGTGTTGCTTGCAGGTCTTCCCATTTATAGCCTTCAGGCAAAATAAAAGTAATGGAAGTTTCTTCTCCTGTGATGACATCTCCAATTACATTGCCATCTTTGTCTAAAATTGCGCCATACTCTTTCGTAAAGCTCCAGCTATTACTGGCAAACTCACTGCTTGTTGTAATTGCACTAGCCGTATATGTTTGTGGTGCTTTCAACGCCCTAGGCTGCTTGCTAACTGCCCAGGCACGCTCACGCTCATAGTCACGGCGCAGATGATTGTCATGCGTAAACTGACGCAGCTTGTCTTGCAGCTCACCAAGTCTAATGCGCTGCTTTACTGCGTCTGCTCTTACTTCTTGAAGGTAAGAGATCTCTCTTTTCTGGCTTCTGATGAGACGCTCATATCTACGCTGCTTCTGCGTGGCTGCGTAGTACTCGTCACTGGTCATGCCTGTGATGCGCTCTTGCTCTGAGTAGTCCATGTCTGGGAGTTGTGAGTATCCAGGAACATAAGGTGTCATG